AAGTCTATTATTGGACTCAAATAAGACTTAGTAGACGATAGTGACATTTTATATGTCAAAGATTCTGTCAAATTATTTAAAGTCTCATTTATTCTAGAAGCAACAAATTTTTGATTAGTGAAGTAATGTGGTTCATTCAAGAATGTTTTCTCATATTCTGATTGTGAATATGAAGTATAATTTGTTGTAGTAGAATCAACAGGAATTACATTTGTTGTCTTAACTGATGTTTCTAACTTAGTTCCAGTAAATGATAGATAATGAATTTGTGGATATAATGTTTCATACTTTCTATTATAAGAAGCATAGACAACATCTCCACCACCTATTGCATTAGCAGCAGATTGTGAACTAGATGTTATGTTATATGTGTCAATACCAGAATTTGTTACTTCAAATAATGTACTATTCAATATTGATTGTGTGATACCACCAGTTTCTAGTGCATTTTTGTAGAATACATATGACTTACCACTATCTTCAAATCCATGATCTCTGTGAGTTACTTTAATAATAGAGTTATTGTTCTTAAATAACTTAGATGTTGAATTTGTATTTGCACTGGCATTTGTTTCAAATGGATTTGATTCTAAAAGTTCATAACCTGTGCTTTCGTTCTTAAGTAATAATTCTGCTGGTCTAGTAATATTAAACTCTGCACGATATAAAGTAAACTTAAGATCTTCAAATATATCCTCTGTCCAACTTTCAGTGTTTTGTGATCGGTAAACCGAACCTAATGAAGGTTGAGTTGTTATAACCGTACTTGTTGATATGTCGGTCTCTCCTAATTTAGATGACCATAACTTATAATCTATAGAATCAGTTTCTACTACAAGAGCATACTCAGTATCATTCTGTAAATATACTGGATACTCAAACATAAAGTTTGTAGGAGTTGTTGATTGTGTAACACCCTCTGTATCAACCGCTACACCCATTCTAACTGCTGGTGTATCTATTTCTATAAAGGTTTGTATTTCACATCCACCAGCACCATTTCCGACGCCTTTGACAACAACTGATGGTGCTTCTGTATATCCAAATCCACTAAGTGCTATTTCAGCATTATAAATTTTACCACCAGAAACTTCTATGCTTGCTGTAGCAGTAGATCCGCCAGGTAATTGTGGACTCTCTATTGTTAGAATTGCACTATCATAATTAAGACCAGGATTTGTAATCTTAATATCAGATAATTTACCACTATCTTTTGCGATAGTTAATACTAAATCTGTATTGTTTGTTGCATTAGCAAGAGTCACTGATGGAATTGTTAGTCCCTCATTAGGAGTGAAAGATTTACCATTATGATTGCTAAGAACAACAGTATAACATTGTTCGTTTGTAAGACTATATCTACCAGATGCAGTAGCAACTAATTCAACATTGTTCTTGTCAAATACTTGAAGTATAGGACCTGAAGCAGCAGAAGAATTACCTGTTACAGTTTCACCTTTGGTTATTGACATATTACCACTAGCAAAACACTTAAGGAATGTGTTTGGTGATAATGTTTTTTCACTGCCAGGTACTATACTCTTGCCTGGTTTTTCTGCATCTACGTTTGTGATATAAGTTTTGATCGGTATATTTGTACTCTTTTTACTAAAGAATAAATCCAGTCCTGTAACAAATACTCCACCATCAAAGTTTTCAATTTTAAATGTCTGTGCAAGAGGATTAGGTCTTACAGGATTGTCAGTATTACTTTCAATTAACTGCACACCCTCATTTGATTTAAAGATTGCTGGTTTAGTAGAGATAATACTATCAGGATTTTGTGGTAAAATACCTGTAGCATAATACTTAACTTCACTATAAGAATCTACTCCCTCTTTTGCTTCATTAGTAGCACTGGATGTGAATCTGAATGTTAGTGTTCCTGCAGTCAAAGTTACTTGCTCAGAATCTGAGTCATAAGATAGGTTGTCAACATCTCCAGTCCATACAGCATTTTCAGCTGGTGGATATCCAGCTGGTAAAACTATGAGACCACTAGCATTTCCATATTCATCAGTTGTGATAGGACCGTTGAATGCAGATAGAGAATTACCAGCAACGCCAGAAAATCTTAAATCTGGATTGACCCAACGACTAATATCTCTACCTTCTAAGAATACATAGATTCTTGTGTTTGGTTTCATTCTACCAACATTAAATTTGATAGGTATACTTCTAGCAAATAATGATAATGATGTTGATACTAAACTACCATTTACAGTCTTAGTTTGTACACCTTTTCCTACCTCATTATTCTGTGGACTGATATTAGATGTGCTACCAACAGATGCAGTCTGTACAGATGTGTTAGCAATCTGTGAGTTTACACCACCAAGAGAATTAATACTTGTGAATGATGATGAAGCACCTACCCAGTTTACAATAAATGAATTGTGAATACTAGAGAAACTCTCTTTTACATTTTCTTTTGCTAAGAAAATATTATACAGATCTGTATTAGTATCTACAACAACTGGTTCAATAGACTGATCATACCATTGATCTACTGATGGAGATACATGACTATCACCAACATATTGTAAAACAACAAACGGATTGGGATTCAATGTAGCAGATGCAAAATCATTTCCTAGTAAAGATAATGATTGATAAGGCAATGTTATCATATGTCCAGACTTCTGATATCCAGAAACTGCTCTTTGATCGTTTCTAGTATTGACCTCTCCAAGATGAATAGAATCTTCTTTAGATTGTGGACGTAGAACTGATTGCTGTGGATCTACAGAACATTTGTAATCAAGAGATCTAAGATTACCAACTTTATGTGCCTCAAAGTTATCAACAAAGAAACCAGACTTGAATCTGTCTAGACCAATCTCATCCTTAACTTGCATGTTAAGTGCTTGCTGTTCTAGTATGCTAAGTGTTGTATAGTATTCTAGTCTTTCAATACGCTTCTCTAACTTACCGATATCACGCATTGTGTAACGACGATTGTCTACAGGAGTAAGTCTTACATCTTTACTTGTCTTAGTAAACGCAGGAATATATGCATAGAACAATGGTACAGCATCTTCTATTGGATCTGGTTTAGTAGGATTAAGAGATGAGTTACCTTCCTTAACTATAAACTGACCTTTCTTATCTAAGAAAATACCATCAATACGATCTAAGTATTGTTTCTGACTGAATGAGAATGTATACTCTAAGTTTGTATCAGGAGCAGGGGTGCTAGAAACCACAGCACCAGCACCAGAGAAAGGACTATCTGTAATTTCTAATAATGATTTGTTTAAGAAACCTGGTATAATAGCAGTGCTATCTACCTTTGGTCTAAAATCAATAACATTTTTAAGTTCTACTATACCTAGAACAGAAGAGTTAAAGTCTGGAATTTCATCTTCTGGAACTCCTGCATCATGTAAGTAACTGTCTATAGTAACAAAGTCACCTTGTGAATGTTCAAAGTAATCAAAAGCGATAACAAGTTGACCTGTAGTTTCTTCAAAACCAGGTTTTAAAACTATTCTAGAGACGTCATATATTGTATCTCTTTGTCCATTATCAAATGTATACCTAGATGTTACATCTGTACCAGAGATTAAATTACCAGCAGTATCAATCTCAGGAGGTTGTGATGATGTTCCTTCATACACATACCTCAATTTGTAAGCATCAGAGTATGATAATATTTCTACTGCTTCACTATCATAATCTGTACCTCTTAATGGTACTATACGATCACCAGCAGATGTAACAGTAATTCTCTTATTCTTGATGGCAGTCTTGAGTCTTGGTTTTGCATTAGATACTTCAAGAGTTGCAGTTAATTTAAGTTTAGGGAATGCTCCATTAGATGGGATAGTTCCAAAATAATTTAATGGTAGTTGTAAACTAATACTACCAGATGTAAGACCACTAGCAGTATCTGTTGACGAGGTAATTTCTACATCATCAGACTCAACATAAATGATATCACCTTTTACAATATCAGGTGCATCTCCAGCATCTAAAATTGTAATTATAAAATTCTCTTCACGATATGCAGCAAACCTTTGTGTACCAAATGGTAACTGGGCAGCAAATGTTATCACACCACCAGAACTAGATGCAGTAGTTACAAAATCTCTACGGAAGTAATACTTGATCTTAGTATCATCACCACCAGCAGAAATTTGAGAAACTTGCTTACTACCAGTTGAGTATAGTAGTGTGCCACTTGTAGAATTGTCTACCTTTGGACGTAATCTTACAATACTAGCATTAGTAACTGCACCAGGTAAAGCTGTGTCTAAGTAAATCCTAGATTTATATGATCCTTGTTGTTCTGTTGCATATTGTACAATAGCACGAACAAGATTATTGTCATCATCTGAGAATTGTACAAGATCTCCCTGCTGTACAGCAGTAGATGCATCAGCACTAAAACTTGTTGACTCAATAAAGTTAGATCCCTTTCCGCCAAAGAATGTATAGTCAGTTACAGTTTTAATCTCAGAATACTTTTGACTATCTACAACAACGTCTGCTGAGAATACATTTTCATTTCCTGCACCATATGTACCACCAATAGACTTAACATTTTGTGGTGTATATGTAGTAACAGTGTTTCTGAATAGAACAGGTACAACAGATGCAGCTGAGTTAGGTGCACCAGCACTTGCTGGATTCTGAACTGTTATTGCAGGAGGTTGAGCATACTCAATACCTACAGCAGATCTATTAGTTATTGCTGCTTTGTAAATTTTACCATCGTTAGTTCTAGATATTGAAATTTTAGAACTATCAAATTCTAGACCATTAATTAATAGAGTAGCACCATCTGCATATCCTAGTCCTCTATTCTGAACAACAAAGTGAGAGATTGTATTATCTTTTGCAATCCTTACAGTGTTTCCTCCTTCATCTTGTATTGTCTCACCTGATAAAAACTTACCTGATAGTGTTTTTACAAATAATATTTTACCAGTAGAATAACTACCAGTTGATGAACCTTCTACAACACCATATGCCTTACTCTGAATACCAAATACATAACTACCTTCATCAAATGCATTAGTTCCTGTAGGACTATTTTCTAAGATAATTTTAGTAAAGAACTGAGGATCAAAGTAAGAATATCCGAAAGTTGTATTGTATGCACTAGTTCCTGCAGCAAGACGTCCTTTTGATAAAACCACATCAGAGTCTGGATTAAATCCACTACCTCTCTCTTTTACTGTAAAGTTACTAGGTTTTGATTTACCAATTACAGGAGTGATGGTAGGAGAGTAATCTACTATGAATCCAAACTCATCACCTGAGTTTGCTTGAGCAGCATTCTGTGTTAAGAATATCTTTCTCTTGTATTCATCGTCTGCTAAATCATACTCTAGCAATAATAGTTCTAATTCATCTTTAGGACCAAATATTGTAAGTTCTAGATACTGAACAGACTCTGATGAATTAACAAGTGGTTTGTTAGTTGTAGCAAATGATAATGTTTTAAAAGAACCAATTGCTGTAGGTGAACCACCATCAGCTCTAGTCTTGATGTAATATAAAGTTCCAAATTGTGTTTGGAATGTAGTATCTGTAACTGCACCAATTAATGTTGTAGCACTTGTAACTTGAATAGTGATAGTTTTGATACCATCATCAGATGAAAATAATTTTCCTCTTCTATCTACAGTTTGTCTATGATCTGTACTTAGTTCTGTATTGCTTAATCCAATAGATCCATCATTGAATGTATTGTATAAGAATATATCAGGATATGCAGTAAGATCAGATCCTTCCTTGTTTAGAGGAACGCTACCAAATACGTTAGTAATATTATATGTTGGTAGACCTCTTGATTTTAAATTTACATTGTCAGTAGAGAGACTCTCCCTTGCTTTGTTTATTTCAAGATACTTAGTCTCTTTATTGACAATCTCATAACCTTTG